TATGCTGCCATTAATCCATATTCATTTAATTCATATCCGTGAAGCGAAGAGCCACCAGAAGTCTTATAAAAGAATGGATTACCAAATGTATTAACAAGTTCACGTTGACTTGAAATTAAGTATGTATCGTTAGTTGTAGATGCTAGTGTACCTGGAGCAACAGCAGTGCCTGCCCCATTTACTTTATTTTGTGCTGTTGCAACAAGAATATATGGTACTGTTGCTGTTGAGGCAGCAGGATAACTACTTTCATCTACTATTGAGATATCCACGCCCGGTGAAACTAATATCGCCATTTTTATGTTCCTTTAATGTATTGTTTATAGTTATTTATTGCAATATGCTAATTTTATGGTTTTGGAATCCCCTCCGAAGGGTTATCATAAATATCTGATATGAAAGACAAAAGACCATTGTGTATTGAATGCAAACAACGACCAAGTGCTATAAATTATTACGACAAGGATGGTAAAGTACATTATAGGACTAAATGTGATCCATGTGCTACAAAGAAAAAACCATCATTAAAACCTAGATGGAAAAAATCAGGTTATAAAAAGAAAAAAATATGTGATAAGTGTGGTTTTCATTCAATTTACAATGAACAGATCGTTGTGTTTCACATTGATGGTGATTTAAACAATGCTGAAATTAGCAATTTAAGATCTATTTGCCTTAATTGCATAATAGAAGTACAAAAAGAAGATTTACCTTGGAAACAAGGTGATTTGATTGCTGATTTTTAATATTATTCAATTAAATTAAATATTTTTTCAATAGTTTTTTGGTTTCTTTCATTACATATTTTATAAAAATCACCTGAAATGATATGATTTCTATTATAAACGGATGATTCTTTAGTAGCATCAAATATTTCTTCTTTTGATTGCATTGAGAATGATTTAATCAAATCTATGACTTTACTTAGTCGCTGGTCAATAGGAATAATACTATCCCAAGATATGTCAAAATCATAATTAAATTGAAATCCTAAATCAGATAATAATTTATAGGTGTTATGTTGCCCTACCGCGACAAACCCTGTTTCAGAAAATAAACACTTCAACGTTTTTTCTGTAATAAAAGGACTAGGGTAACAATATTTTTTTAGTGAATTATCCTGAAATATATAATCGGTTATAAACGTTTCGTTTGCGAAATTTATTGCACATTCACGTAACATACGTTGATTTGGCGCTGCTGTAATTTTTTGTATGTTATCAGTCTCTATATTAAATTCGTCATCGTCATATATATTACTACGATTTATAGTGGCAAAAAATAATTTTTGCATATTTCTCACATTATCAGCATCACCGTACTTCTCACGGATAGCACTATCATCTTCAATCCAATTACGGACAACCATCATGTATTCATCTTGCTTAAAGTATTTTGCTATTGCAGCTGATACTACAATTTTATGAATATCTAGTCTATTAGCAATAGAACTTACTTTCTTTTTTATATTCTTATCTTCTAAATCAGTTCCATACCACTTAATCATTTTTTCGCAATGCAGATGCCAAGCACAAAATGGCAGAAATATCACATTTGATATTTCTACATCTTTATAATAGTTGTCTATGTTATATGCATACCCTTCATGCAGAACAATGACTAATCCGTTAACATTTTTGCACTGCTGTTTTATTATATTATATGCAATATGTTCTCCATATTGATGCAATATATAATAATCATATCCTTTTGGTAACTCTAATGTTCCTGTAATACCTCCCCAATCCAAATCAAATGAAATAAAGATTTTTTTATTGTTAGGTAACTTATTAATCCATTCATAACCTGGATAATTTGGTAATTTTCCTATATCAGCACTATGAATAGGTGGTTCATCATACATTAAATTTGCATTCAATATCTCAAAAGGATATGATGATTTATACAATTTTTTGATGAAATTATCCCTGAACCCACATTAATGGTTGAGAACCATCTACATAGTTTCTCAAATCTTCCACTAATTGCGTCATTTCGGCTTGTGCTTCTGTTTTAAGCTGTGAACCATTCAGGCTTGTACCACCTTGCGGTCCAGCAATACTTGCAAATTTCTCACGAACTTCGCCTAGTATCATTTTCGAAGCCGAATATGTGTAATCTTTTATCCACTGACTAGTCATACTATCTTGCAACAATGTTGTTTCAGGTTTGTGATTATATGTCCATAATAAAATCACTTCTCCTGTACCTTTTGGATCTCGGACTAACTGTAATTCTTTAGTAACAGGGTTAAACGTATAATTCATATAAGCACCGAACATCCTAGCAGCAGTTTCTACATACCCAGTATACATTTCATATGTCGATAATCCACCAGAATATGTAAAGTTTAAAAGATAAACATTTAACGTAGCAGAACTGAATGGATCAAAGCTCGTACTAAATGGGCCTGTTGTACTTCCCATTGTTCTACGAAATATTTGTCTCACATGGGTAATTTCATCGGGCAACGTGTAGGTATTGGTATTTTCTTGTAATTCTACCCATGCATAACTTTCTTCAGTCGATGCTTGAGCTCGTTGTCTATACATCCCTAATGCTTGTTCATACGCTGTGGCATAATGATCTTCGCATAATTCTACATCAACTATTCCTGCGCCTAAACGCATTGCGGCATAATCATATACACCTTGTTTTAATTCTGCTAATGTCGCCATTCAAAATTTCCTATTATTCTAAGTATTTATGTTATTTTGACTGCAATACATGATACACATTTTTATCGTTAAATGTGTCATTTATCAATGATAAAATCTCATTTATGGTTAATTCTAGATTATTAGTTGATATAAAATCCATTAATACATTCAATTCTGCGATAATTAAATTGTTAAAATGATTATAATTGTGTTCGGTATATTGTTTAACTACATCTTTATTCTCATCTAACTTTTCGCTAAAATTAGCAATATTATCTGAAATACGCTTAATTCTAGTATAAGGATCATTATATATATTCTTATCTTCCATTTCTTGATATAACGGATATGTCATAAATTCATCAAATGTAGAAAATCCCATATTTTCTAAAAATTTATTAGTGTATGGCATTCCAGCCATGATATATGGATGATGATTTACTACTGTTTTCCATGTTTTTTCAGTAATAAACGGAATTTTATCATTATTCCCACCATTACGATTTATACTAAAATACGATTCAGATATTACACTATATTTGGTATTTCCATATAATTGCACAATGTATGGAAATCCAGAATAAAAAGTATGTTGCTCTGGTCCCGTAATTATATCTATATCATCCGCTGAATGGTTAATATCATTGACAAATTTTTCAAAAGTTTCAACATTAGCACCCATGTACTTAACAATATCAAAGCATTCATCTTTGATATTTTCATTATTAATAAATGAAGACCATACAAAATCGATTAATAGTTTATTTTGCTCATATAATTTAAACAATAATCCTATTCTATGTATTTTATTCGTCTTGCCTGTCAAAAATAAACCTTTTTCTGCACTAGAATTCCAATTTCGATTTACCAACTGGTTACGATCCTTAACAGTATACCAATAGGTTCTTAACATAAAATAATTAATAAATATTACATCATCTGCTATATTAGCTAATTCTTTTTCAAAATTATATCGATAATCGTTGTTTATTAATAAAGTAAATTGTATTCCATTGTTATGCAACATATCACTTATTTGTTTTATTTTATGAATAAAACATTCTGGGATATATTCCCAGAACAACGTACCAATAATGTGGATATTTTCTTTTGCTGGATGCCAGCGTTTTACTGACGCGGAAACATCTAATGTATCTTTTATTCTATAAAAAAAATAATCAATAATTTGTGTTGGGATTGGTTCTGAGAAGTTGCTCCAATTCCAGAAAATTACTTCTTCTAATGGACATAAAATAACATTAGATTGATGTAACATTTAATGACTTTAATGATTCTCGTAGAAGGACTACCTGATTTACACAATCCTCTAATGCATTGTGACTATTTCCAAGTTTACTTTTATTTGAGCTAATATTGAATACAGTTCTAGTGTCGAGGACATTCCAGAAATCCCACGGAGGATGCATTCCAACACTCCTATACGCATTCTCCAGGATTGGAATGTCATAACTAATACCGTTAGCCCATACTCTCTTACTCTTGACTACTAGCTTCGTAAGCTGCTCAAGAGCATCTCTAAGTTGAATTCTATCTCCATCAGAAAATGCTTCTTCTTGAACAGCTTTATCTTGTTTACTCCACCACTCAATTGTATTATCTTCAATGGTTCTATTTTCTTGTTCTACATCTAGACGAGTATATAATGTACTGCCAATCTCTTCGCTGAAGAGGTTAAATTCTACAGCACCAATTGTAATAATAACAGCATCTGGTGATGTTGCTAATGCTTCGATATCTATCATTAAATCCATATTAATGTACCCTTAATATAACTAAATTTGCATTAAATCTACCTGATAACTTAGTATCTACAGTTTTAATTGCTTTGAAATATTTTCTAGCATTAGGTTTACTAGAATTCATAATATCCTTAATTTGCTTATCAGGTTTACGTAATGTCTTGCATGCAGAATCTGCAACACTAAACCCAATAATAGTACTATTCTTAACTGACAGCCCACCAGCATGTAAATCTTCAACATAATAATGCAACTTACGTTTCTTAGTATCATACACATACATTTCTTTTGATCCTGGAATCTTTGTTGGTTTAATACTTTTTAGATTAAAATCAGCATATTCTTTCATATATTTCAATTTAGAAACTAACTT